CTATCAATTGTTTCTGAATTTGCACTTACAAAGTTAGGTTGATATTTAGACCCTCTTGTTTTAACGATTGCAGTTCTCATTTTACGAACTAAATCTTTAATGTTTGCGTCTGTAATACCACTTGCTACTGGTGTATAAGTTGGAGAAGCTGTATAAAGTCCTTCAATATCATTAGCACCACCAGCACCAACTGCAATTTTAGTATCGATAACTGTGTTAACATTGATATTAACAAATTTAGAAAGCTCTGAACTTGCTAAAACTTCGTCTTCCATAAACTCCTCTGTAACTGGTAATGTATCACCAATCTTTTGAAGTTTTTTAGTGTATTCGGCAAATTTAGCTGTACTTTCTGGAAAAGTTCCACCCTCTGCTACAATTGCAGCCGCTCTTACTGTTGTGCCCTCATCCCAATCGATGTAAGCAATAGTTCCGTTATTGTTACCATTACCAACTTGTACTTTAGGAAAGAAGTCATATAAAGCACGTAATTTAACTCCTAATTGTCCGATTCCAGACAATCTAACCGCTTCTGTGTTATTTGCAATAGAAGCTCTATTAGATAATGCTTTTAATTCAACTTCTACGTTTTTATCACCTTTAGCAAGTGCGTTGATTTTCTCTTTGTTAGCTTTAATTTCTTCTTCTAACGTTTGAGTTTGATTACCACCTTTATTAGTTTGCTCTAATAATTGGTTTGCAACTTCTTTAGAAACAAATTCTTTCATAGATTCATTTGCTTTTGCAATTTCAGATTTTTGTTCTGCTGACAATTCAGCTTTTAATTCTGCTTTGTTATACGCCTCTAATTCATTTTTGTATGCGTCTAATTCAGCTGGAGTCATTTTTTCTAACTCTTCTGTTGATTTTTTTACAAAATTCATTTTTTAAATTTTTAAATTGTTATACTTCTTTTTCTTTTTGGAGTTTCTTGCTCCGTTTGAGTGTCTTTAGACTGCTCATCTTTTTCAGAAGTGTCATCAACTGCTTCTGATTTATTATCTACTCTTCCTGTTGCGCTATTTGAACCAAACAACACTAAAGAGCTTTCCATTACGTTTTTAGCTTCTTTTACTACCCAAAAATAATTTATTTCGTCAAAGTCTGACTTATTGGCAATTAATGGGAAATATTCATCATAAGTAGCTTTTTGTTTTGCATAGTCTGGATTTGTTGAGTTAATAGCAGTTTCTATTTTAATATACTGCATTCTAACACTTGCTTCTAATTCGTGACCCTCTTCTAACCATTCTTTAGCTTCTTTGTTAACTATTTTGTTTTTAGCTACTTTATATACTAAAGAATAAGTTTCTCCCTCGTATGACTTACCTAATAAGCTCCATGATACTTTTGCTGTAAACATTTCAACATCTTTACGCATTGCGATAATATCGGAACGTTTAAGAGAATGGTCAAAAACTAAATATACCTTTCCTTGTTGGTCTTTTACATTTTTATTCCAATTTCCATCAACGTGCATATCATTGTGAGAATCTAAAATATTAGCGGAATTAACAACAAAATAGTAATAATCATTATCAAACTTAATACCTTTGTTTGCTTCAGTTTCTAATGCCTTTTGAATTGATTCTTGATTAGTTACAATTTGTAAATCCTTTTCACAAGACTTATAAATTTCTGACTTTTTAGCATCAATTATAAAAGTTTCATTTTCAACTAAAGCCTTGAATAAATCATCTTTAGTTTCAAACTTTTTATCTAATTCTTTGCAATATATTTTACTCATTTCTTAACGTATTTATCGTTATCTAATATCTTTTTTCTATCTTCTAATGCTTTTTTTAATTCTGGACTTAAATCTTTATCTTTTAGCATTTTTTCAATTTCTTTAGTATCCATTATTTAATAGTTATTAGTGTTATAGTTTTATCTTCTTTTATTGTCTTAATTTTTGTATATCCTAATTTTTTTCTTTCTTGTAAATAATAAATAAGAGAATCAATATACTCTATTGCATTTTCTTTTAAATAGATATTTTCTAAATCTAAATTTGTAAATTTTAATTTTTTGTTAATATCCATAAATTTCTTTTAGTTTATTAGTTATAATTTTAGTGTCTAAACCTAACTCTTGAGCTACTTTTAAATTGTTTAATTCAATTGTAGTGTTTGCTATCTTTTCGCTTTCAAACACCGCATTAAATGGCAAATGTTTAAATGTTCCTCTAATATCTTCTTTCTCTAAAATTATTTCGTATAAGTCAGAGTGTTGCTGTGCTTTTGGCATCATTGCGTAATCAACAAAAGAACCAACAGACTTTTCTTTGTTATCGAAAGTAGAGCCTTTCGCAAGTATATCTAAAATATCTTTTCCTAAATCATACATGTTACCGATAATAGATAAATCAGAAATATAGCTTTCGTCTAATTTAAGGCTCGATAAGTTTGTTACTAACTGCTTGACATCAATCTTTTGTTTAGTAGCGTAAATCTCTTTATTACTTTGTAATCCTTTAGTTATGCTATCTTTTTCAGCATCACCCATTGGTGTGCTAAATTGGTCGCTTGCATCGTGTTGTCCGCTCACACTAAATTTAGTTGTGTAAAATAAGTTTCTATTCTTTGCTTTTAGACTTAATTCGCTATTCTTTACAACTTGATATAAAGCATCTAAACGGCTGTTTCCTTCCAACCAATTACCACTCACAGAGTTTGATAAATCAGAAATAATATAAAGGTTTTCAAGTTTTAGTGTTTGCCATTCTGCATCATCGTTAAATCTTGCTTTAAATTGCCCTTTACGTGATTGTTTTACTTGATATTCAGAAAATCTAAATTTGTTTATTTCTTTTAGTTGGCTGTCTTTTATATCCATATTCATTGGATTAAGACAATACCAAGTGTCGTTCTCCACATAGATATAAGCATTACCTAAATCACGCCAAAATGATACATCAAAATGAAAATCAACCCAACTTTGCATCGGGTTTGGCTGTTTCTTGTAAGTGTATAAAAAGTCTGTAGTAACTAATTTGTCATTTGAATATTCGTTAAACTTAATTTGGCTATATACATTCGCACGATAAGATAAAACTTTTAAAACCGCTGGATTATATAAAGCTGATTCAATACGTTTCTTGTTGTCTTTAAATCCTTTTGAGCTATCATTAAAATTAAAAAGGTCTTTGAAACCATACCAAAGAGAGCCATCTTTAAAACGCTCTACGTAGTTAGGTCGTTTATTATTTCCGAATGATAAATTAAAGTTAAACTCCATATTTATATAATAAAAAAGCGTATAGCCTTACCAACTTAATGATAAGGTTATACGCTAACTATTTGCTTTTTGTTCTCTGTCATCACGACAATAAACCGAATTAATTAAATACAAAGATATACTATTTTTTTAATACGCAATCTTTTTTTAATATTTTTTACTTATTATTTTCAAAGTGTCTTCTTAAATATCTTGTTGGGTCAATTACATCGTCATTCAATTTAATAACTTCATCGTCAACAATCCCTAGCCTGTCCGTTGCATAAGCGTAATTTCTAAACTCGTAGTCTATGCCTTTTGATGTGTCAGTATAAAATACGTTTGTATTGTGCAGTAAAGAAATTCCAGCCATAACAGAGCCTTTAGGTTTGTCAATTCCGTAAGCGTAACCCCAACCAAATTTTCGCAAAAGAAATACATTATCAGGTACTGCGCTATCACAAACTATAATAGCATCTTTTGGAATGCCTAACTTTGTAAGTGTATGAATGATTATTCCACCCTCACTTGTGTTTACTATTTTACGTTCGTTTTCGTTTAGCTCTGCAAGTAATTCATTTTCTGATTTATAGTTTAATTCGTGAACATAAAAGTTATTTTTATAAGGGTCGTACTTTCCTTTGACTATTCCCATTTTATGATTTTTACCCCAGTCAATAGCATAAACCTCTTTTAATTGTAAGTTAAGATATTCTTTGAATGTAATTTGTTTCCAATTATTAAACACTCTTCCCTCAACTGCTTCTGTCCATCCACCAAGAACAATCTGTTCATACTTTTTATGGTCTTCAAGTTTTAGCGTTTCGTAATAAGTTATAATGTTTTTAGCAATATATTCTTTAGGCACATCAAGATAAGAAGTATGAATATACATAACGTTATCTTTTACGCCATTAAAACCAGCCTCTATGTTTCGTTTTAAAAAGAAGTGTCTAAATATCCAATGATGCACGCTTGACGGATTAAGAAGCAACAACGTTAAGTTTCTTTTATCTTTACTTCTAATTGATAAAAATACCTTTTCAAATGTTTCATAATCTGGCAACTCTTCGGCTTCATCAACTACAAAAACATTAAAACCGCTCAATGATTTTAAATTAGCGGTTTGTTGTTTACTTCCTGTTTTGATACCTTTAAAAGCAATTCTATTACCTTTGTACTCAATATGTGTATTAGTTGAAATAGCTTTGTTTTGATAGTTTAAAAGCTCTATTTTATCATCTACTTCTGGTTTAATAGAATCAATAATAGATATATTTGTAAAACGTGTGTATAAAATATTCCACGCATACTCAACAAGTCCTATTAAAGAAAATACAGCTACTACAAACGATTTGGCGGAACTACGCCCTCCAGTAATAACAATCGTGTCAACTTCTGGATATTCGTTTTGTAATAGCTTAAAAAGATTTTTATATTTCTTACTAAATTTAATCTCCATCTTCTTCTGAATCAACAAACTTTATTATTGGAGAAGTATTGACATCTTTGCCATTAGTTGTAATATCTGTTTGTTGTCTATCGGTCATATTATGGTTGTTCTTTAAAATAAAGATTGCCATAGTTGAATTAGCATCTCCGTCAAGTCCTTGTTTTACTAATCTGTTTTTAACAATATCCTTTGCTCTTTTTATTGATTTAAAGTCTTCTTGTGGAAATTTATTTATCAAATAACTAACAAGCTCTTCATATTGCCCTAATTCAACAACCGCTTCTGATATACTTCTGCATTTCTTTTCTGTTTCAATATACTCAACAACATCTTTAAAGAATTGTTTTGTAGATTCCAAATCCCATATTTCGTTATATTTATTTCCTTTATGCGCTGACATATTTATAATTTTGTTGTATCTATTGAAATTATACTTTCTTTAATATCTTTTCCTTTAAGTTACATAGTTTCTTTCACTCTCTGAAATATCTTTTAGAGCTTGTTTTTTGCTTTTGCTTTGTCCTACTTTACTATAACCTTTTTTCATTACTTTTTAGTGTATTCAATTTCGATACCATATTTTAAAAATAATAAATAAACACTAAATCCTTCTTTATATGGAACAAACTGAATTGTTGGAGTAAACCAAATAGGAGGGTATTGACTATAATTTTCTAAATATATTTTTATCATGGAATATCATCATTATCACAACCTAAAAAAGTATATTCTTCTGGTAGGTTAATAGGCTCGTTTGTTTCACAATCTAATTCAACTGGTATAACTGTTCTTGTTTGTCCATCATGTTTAACCCATGCATTACAAGTATAAGTACATTGTTCATTATCATCGTTTGAGCAACTTAATAAAATTGCAATTGCTATAATTAATAATAATTTTTTCATAAATACAAATTTAGTAAATTAATTGATATGTTTTACATTTTTATTCCAAAATAAATAAAATCAAGTAATTGTATTATCTATTTCAATCGTTTAGGGTTATCTTTAGAAACGTATAGTTTATCTCTTTCGGCTTCTAATTCTTTGAAGTTAAGTTTTGAATTGTTTAATTTTTTCACGATAGTATTTAATTAATTCTTTAACCTCGTCTATTGATAATTTTAAAGGCTCTTGGCGTTGTTTTAATAAATTTTGATAGTCTTCTATGCTTAAAACTTTTTTAAGTCTTAAATCGTATTCTTTTACGTTTCCGTGTTTATCTCTGTTGCAGTGTACGCATTGTCCGTGTACATTGTTTTCATTAAATCTTAAATTTGGATATGCACCAACTGAAAAGAAATGTCCTGCATCGTATTTGTTTTGTAATGGTTTGTCACAAGATATACAATTTTTACCTTTGTCTCTTAATCGAATATAAGTATTAAAAACCTTTTGAGCAATATTTAAGCAATCGGACTTTGTAAGCAAACTTTCTTTTATTACTTTTTTTTCCTTTTGCCATTGCTTTGCTTTTTTCTTTTCGTTTAGTTCTTTTACATATTCGTTAAAAGCTTTTATACATTCATCGTCTGAAAGGCAATGTGTTTGAAATTTATATTTAGGAACAAACTTTTTTTTATGGTGTTTGCATTTTGGTAATCTATTCATAATTAGTTAATTGCCTTAGTTAGTTGCGTCAAGCGAATAGTTAGGTGCAATTCCAAAAGACACCCTACAGCTTTGATAACCATTGTTCATATACTTGTTTTGCTATTTGTGCAGTCATTACAGGCGGAACCGACATACCTATTAAATACTTTGGATTATTTGTTACAAAATTATAATCCATTGCATAACTACCGCCTAAAATAGCTTCGTTAAAATTAATCATTCTTTTTATTGTTGGATGCCACGCTCCGTGATTTGGGTCTGCACAAATCGTATTTAATGGTTCTTTTGGGTCTGCTTTGTAATCTCCAAAAAAATGTCCTTTCGGATGCTTTGTTGAAAATGACTGCCCAAAATCTACCAAATCATAATACTTGCTTACTTCGGTATTGTCTTTTATAGTTAAATCTGTATTGTCAGCAATTTCTTCAAAAGGTATTTCAGTTTCTTTAAATTCTAATTCCAATTTTGGAACTATTGTAAACATATCGGCATTATACAAAAATGGTTCGGCTAAATCTTTTCTCATTGCAATAAAGAAAACTCTTTCTCTTTTTTGTGGAACTCCCATTTTTGAAGCATCCAGTAGCCAATGTTGGCAGTAATATCCAGCCAAATCAAATTCCCTATAAATCTGCCTTACATATTGCTTTGCATTTCCTAAAAGCAATCCTTTCACATTTTCAGCTATTACTACTTTTGGTTGTA